GGGTTATTTCAGAATAACATAATTATTATTGTATGTCAATAAAATTATACTCTTTCCCACTTAAATGTGGAATATGTAAATGTTACTGACACGATGGTTGGTTCGTTTGCGGAATCTTCATCAAGACCACCAAAACCAGGTACATTTGTTGGAAACGCATCATACACAAAACAACGCTTAATCACTTCAGGCTCTAAATCGTTTGGTTGTCCAGGTGCGGATTGTCTTTGACGTAATTTTTCGATAATAATTGTTCCTGCATAATCTGTTAAAGAACGAGATGCGGTAAATCCATCATGGCTTACTAAGAACTCTTGCCATTGATACAAAGCATCATGGACAAGTAAATTCGCATCATATCTATAATCAACCGTGATAGGTGAATATTCTCTATCCCCTCTAAAGTTTATTGGTTTCCCCCCTGAATTGAGAGTAATACTCCCTATTGAACTTTCAGGATCACTTACACTTTTAGCAACAATAGATAATCTATCGACTTCCGATAAAGATATTCCTAAAATTGGAGGCGGATTAACAATAACCCTAAATTGATTCTGACGGGATACATCTCCCCCCAAAGCATTTTTTAATTTACTGATTGACATTATACTTTTCCTTCATTAATTGTTAAGTTTACACCTTGACCTTTTACAGCTATGAAATTTAATGTTATATAGCGAATACTATTAATGGGAACAATGTATATATTTCCTACATATTCATTGGGGTCACTTGTTACGCCTTTTGAAATACGTCCTACCGATATAATTCTTTTTTGAACTTGGTCTTTTAGGAAAGCATCAATATCTTGTCTAAATAATAAATCTGTCAAAGCATCATTTTTTTCAAAAAGATAATTTTCAGCATAATCAGTAATTGCTCTATTTAGGGTGATAAAGGTTGAAACAACTGCTGTTTGATCAAAAGCGGATTCTCTCTCAAGTAATGTTTTATCCCCATTTAAATAAATTCCTTTACCAATAACAGAAACAACTGGATTACAACGAGCATCAATTAAAGCCCCTTGATCCGCATCTGTTGGATCATAGTTTAAATCTACAAGGTTAGAATATTGTCCTCTTTTTGTACCAGCATTTGACGAAGCCACATCAGCAAATCTATATGTATATGCGAATGTTGAAGCTAAGTTACCCGAACCAGGAATTGTAACATTAACACCCCCATTATATTTATCAAAAACCTTAACGGATGATGAATCCCCCGTTGCGAATTTTGATGGTGTCAAAGCGTTATAAAATTCCACAACATTTGCTTTTGCTGTTACCTTATCTACGTTTAAAGTATCCTCAATAGGAGGTGATAAACATAAGATAAAGTCTTTTTTAACTTCAGCTTTTGCTATTAAGAAATTTGCTAAAGTAACACCGTCTTCACCATTTGGTAATCTAGGAGCAACAACAATATCCGCTCTATTTAACTTATCATCAATAAGTTTAGTATAAGCTGTTTGATATTCCCCAACAGTAACAGTATCAGTATTAACACCACCCCCTAAAGTATTTGTAATTGCAGATGTTACAACAGTAAAGGTATTGCCGTTAGCTAATTCTCCTGCGTCTGACAATGTATTTGGATGATCCAACCAATAAATGTAATTTGATTTATTATTAATAACACTCTTATAATATATTGTTTCCCCATCAGTACCTAGTGCGTTCGATGCTTGCGATACAAATGAAAATCTTTCTAAAACTGTATCGGGTGTACCTGATATATCGCCAGTAACATCAACAACTACGATGTGCATCTCGTCCAATGTACCCCCTCGAGTATTTGCATACGCTGAAGTTGTTGGAACGGATTTAAACGATGTTTTATAAGCCCACGCATTAAACGCAGTTACGTTAGCGGGGCAAATTGATACTTTTAAAGAATTACCCCAAGAACCTGCTGTTCTTGCTACCCAAGACCCAACAGAAGCTTGACCCTCAGAATAAGCATCATCATATTGTTTACGATTTTTAATTAATAACCCTGTACCATCAGCAGTAGCGTTTTTAGATCCTATCGTTGGTACTCTTAAAACCTTTAAATTATTTGATGTAATTAAACATTGTTGTGCTAAGAAGAACGATACACGATTGTCCTTATTAGGCACACCAAAAATTGTTTCTAATTCCCCAATATTGGTAATAGTTACAACTTGATCCATTACCCCTTTACTGAAAGCCCCTGCAAATGAAAGTGCTGATGGACTTGAAGCCCTGATGTATGTGGTAAAATCTTGAAAATTAGACGTTACCCCGTATTTATTAGTCATGTAAATTCCTTACTTATTGTTTATACATTAATTAGATAGATCGACATTTAAGCCATCTCTTTGTATTTTTAATTCCATAGTATAGCTACCCTCAAAGTTATGTCTTATTGATGCAATTAAATATTTTCCTGAAAAATAATTATCTATTAGGGAATTATCTTCATTATAGTTTCCCGATGGAACTTCTAAATTTATAATATCCCCACTGCTTAAATCTAAATCACCATGTAGTTTTATGAGATGTGTAATATGTTCCGCCTGTGCTAAATAACTATTCTTTACTTTATTATGAATATACCCCTTACCATTTAAAGGCATATTTTTAGATATACTGTTATTAGTTATACTATCTAATTCACACGCCCTTGCATAAGTATTAAGGGCTTTTGAATCAATTAAAAACTTATCAGTAAATGACGTATAATCCGAAATATAATTAATTGGGTCTTGCTGTTTACAATCATATATTGTTTCAGTATAAGTTTTTGTTGAATAATCATAGTTTTTAGATACGGAAGCAAAAGCTCCACCCAATGCCTGCTCTATCTTTGACATCTTTAAATTTGAACTGAATTGTAATACAGACGTTATTTCTTGTAGGAATTTTAAATCTTCTTCTTCCACAGAATTATTATCTGTATAGACAGAAACACTATATGTTCTATCTTTATATGGCTGTTGTTCAATTATTTCACTATATCCTTTAATCTTAACGCCTTTTAAGGTTTCCCATGCTAACAAAGGTGAAAGATTGGAATCACATGACGTTTTCAAGATATGACTTATCGCAATTAAAGGACTTAAATTTGGTACTATATAGTCATAAATATTATTGGCGTTTTTAGTAGCGTCTATCTTAGCCTCGTCATACTTTAAATTATTTATCAATATGCTTTTTATCATATCTGATGGTGTTCCATTGATATGTTTTGATAAAGATGTAATTGCACTGATAAAGGCGTGTTCTGTTATTCCTGTTATATTAAATGCTTGATATTTCCTTGTTCCTGATTTACCAAATAGAGGGTAATCGACAATTACAAACACTAAATCTATTTCATTATTTGTTTGTGTATGTTTGTCAAATTTACTAATTTTTATTTTAATCTTTTCATTACCTGACAATTTAAATTTTTCTATAATATTCACACCATCAACGATAGTCATATCTAAAGTAACACCAATAAAATATATAGATTCAGTTATGGAAAATTTAGTAACAAGATTGGATATTTCAATACCTCTAGCCTCTCGCTCTATATCAGAATTATATGAGTATAGGGTTATCTCATTTACCTCATATCCGTTCGCTCTACCTAATGTTGACGATACCATTAACTACCCAACAATCTTTTATATTCTTTAACAAATTCAGTTATGTACTGGGGGGATATTATTTTTATGGTCTTTTTTAAATCATTTTCTTCTTGTAATTTTTGGTAATATGATATGGGTGTTAAATTTGCATTTGTTACACCTCCTCTAAAGAATAATTGATTGGTAACTGCATTACCCCCAACATCTCTATATTCACATGGTGCTTCATATAACTTATACACCTCATAACTAATGATAAAATCCCCCGTGTTATTACCCGTTATGATTTCATTTGGGAAAAAGTTTCCATCTACATTAGTTATTCTTAATTGTTGTAAAGCAGGATCAACATCAACAATATTACCTGTAGCCCCCGATATATTACCCCTAACAGGCTCTTTATTTTTTACGTCAAAATTACTCACTACTGTATTATCAACCCTAATCAATATTCCATCGGGGTCTAATACGATTCTTGGACGCATATTAACAACAGTATCCATCATATATAATTTAACAAATTCTTGTAGCTTTTGTCGTGACATAGCCCAATTAGAATATGAATTTTTTAAAAAATCATTTACTATGAAAAATGTCCAATAATAATCTGGACTGCCGTATATTTTATTCGATACAATATCAGGTCTTTCCCCATCCATAATTGTATATTTTGTATATGACAAATAATTGTTTATGAACTTATCGGGTATTTTTGCATACTTAAACGTATTTTTTATTTGATACGTTGAACCGTCTTCAAATAAGTCTATATCAGTGTTTGGAAATGTTGTAAAGAATACCATTAATTAAAAACCGTTCCTGTAGGTATATTACCAAGACCTATATTGCTAAAAACATCATCAGAACTACGAGCTAACAATCTACCCTCCTTAGTAAGAGCATTACCATATTCATCAAGGGTATGAGAAGCATCTTTCAACCATGGAAGTATTTTATCTAAATTTAAATCGTCAGCACTGTTTAAAGTTGCTCTTCTTTTACTGAACTGCTTTCTTTCAGTATCACTATTTAATCTATTAATGGTTTCTTTTGTATTTACTGCAATCTCTTTAAAAGAAACACTTATATCAATAACAGTCGGAAAACCATTTTCAAAAAATACGTTTGTTCCTGCATTATATTTATGACTGAAGTTTGTTATAACACATTTATTGATTGCAGGTAGCTTGTCGTTTGGACTTGATCCGTCATAAAATGTTATAATAGCCTCACTTGGATATTCCCATAAATATTTACTTTTTGCACCAGGGTGAGCATGACTTTCAAAAGCTTGAACGATAGCCATAGCATTTGCAGAATCTAAAAAACTCTTTGGTGCTAATCTGAAACTGAATGTAAAGCCTCTAAGACCAACGTCTTGAAAGTATAATTCCGTATTGGGATTTAATGCAATACCCTGATTTCTCAGCTCTCTGCGTGCAACATCTCTCAATGGACTTAAAATGCCATTGTCTATTTTTAAGGTACTCATTAAAGCGGAAGCCATTGCTAATTGTGTGGATAGCCCACCCTCTTTAGTGGATGAACTATTAACTGTACCGCTCCAAACACTTTTAGCAGTATTTTTTAAAGCTTCCGTTACGTCACCCCCACTACTTGACAATTCCTCTTTGAATGTATCATAAACACCCTCAATTAATCCCAATGATATATCATTATATTTAATACTCGTTGAAAATGATAGATCTACAGGGGTTGGTAATACAATTATATCTTCGGTTTTTTCCGTACCCAATCTTATTTGTACCCAAGATTTAGTATAAGAGTTACCTGACTTATCGTCATCAACCCTTAAATCCGCAGGAAACCTTATTGTATTTGCACCAGATGTATTTTTGTCTTCCATATCATAATTAGCAAATCTAATTATTTTATGAGAGGTAAGAGCTTCAGTAACAGTTATAGTGGGTTTTATACACCACAATTTCCTGAAAAATGGTTAAATCCTGACAAAATACAATACCTCTCTTTATGGGAAAGGAGAACCTTTAAGTTCTTGGAAAATCACCCCAACGTATCAAAAATAGGATACGAAACCATAAAAATACCTTACTACGATGCAATAGAAAATAAAGACAGAATGTACTTTATGGACTTGGAAGTACACTTCAAAAGTGGTAAGAAATACTTGATAGAAATCAAACCTCATAAACAAACAATCCCCCCCGAACAACGTAATAAAAAAGGCATTAGAAAAAATGTCCAATTATCAGAAATGCTTTTGTATAAGAAAAATATAAGTAAGTGGAAATCCGCCGAAAAGTTTTCCAAAGACTACGGATATATTTTTGAGATTTGGACAGAGAAAAAGCTTTTTGAGCTTGGAATTTCTGTCTGATTCTGTTATAAGTTAATCGGAGAAGAGGGAAACATGAAAACACTTATACTAACAACAGCACTACTATGTCTATTTTTACTACCTACGACTACCAATGCAAAGGTTAATATGGACGATAATTTTCAAGACTACGATTTTTCCGACAGGAATTGCGTAGTATGTAAAGGAAGGAGAAGTTTAAAAGCAAGACGAATTTCAATCAGACGATAAAAAAAGACCCCCACAAGTGATTGTGGGGGTTAAGTTTAAATGTGTGTTCTTATTATAATTAGGCGTTTGTAACCCGCAAGAAACGAGCGTATTTACATTTTTGGTTCTGTGCTAAAACAAGCTCAGATGACAAGTTGTCCATACCCAATGGGTTGGCAATCATACCTGAACGAATTTTACCATGGTAACGGTAATGTGTCGTATTTGGATCACGAATAACATCAGTATAGAATGGAACGTAGTTACCATACACGATTGGTGACGTTGAAGTGGTAGAACCTTTACCAACAACCATAACAAATTCATTATCATTACCATAATCAGTAACTTCAAACACTTCCATATCTCTTAATAATCCACGGAAGAATGAGATATTATTAAATTCAGTTGTTACGCTTGGTGTAGCAAATGAACTATGTAAAGTATCAATCATCAACAAATGAGGAATTACTTTAGATGTAGCGAATACTTTAAATTTAAGTCCACTCTCACGAGTATCTTTAGAAATAAGACTACGCATAGTATAGATGTACTGTAACAAGAAAGCATTTTTAAGCATGAAGTTTTCAGCATTGGCAGTACCTAAAGATTCAAAGTTAAAGATGAAATCCGCACCGTTTGATGCTTTTACACGTTTTGAAACTAAAGCTAGACGACCATACATTTCAGCTGAAATTGCACGATACAATTCAGATTGCATTGTAATCATGTTTTCTCTGATTAAATCAACACCATACTCAGCACTTGCATCTTGTAAAGCCTCAGAAGAAACTTCAAATACAGCATCACGAGTACCAGCAGTTAATTGAACTTGATCAATACGAGCAGAAACCTTAGAACGGTTAGCATATTCTAATGCTTCCCCTGCTATACGAGTACGACCTGTACCAACTTCATAAACGCCACCTGTAACTTGAGCATCATCAACACCATCAGCAACAGCAGGAGTTAAACCACCAGTATCAGTATCACCAGAATCAGCAAATGGATCAAGAGTAGCACCATGAACACCAGTACCACCAAATGTAGATGATAATTGTTCATAAAGAGCTTCAGTTGTTTCAGAGTTAGCCCCTAAAATACGGCGTAAGAATGACACTGTAGTAGCGTTAGATTTCATATTAACAACGTTTGAAACATTTTCCATTGCCAAAGCCATGTTAATAGAACGTGCTAAAACTTCAGGTAACAATTTGCTAAATGACGCAATACGCTCAACAGATGTATTTGATGCACCCTCAGTAAGATATGTATCTTTAATCGAGTTCATAAACACTCTTTGTGAGTTAATGAAATCGGGTGCTGCCAAGGATTTACTTACTAAGTATTTAGCCTTTGCTTTCATGCCATTATCTTTATGCTCACTATAAAGCTGTTCAGATTCATCCGATACTAAAGCGTGGTAAGTCGCTTCAAGCAACAAATCAGCATTATTAGTAGATCCTGTTTCCTGAATGCGTTTAACATTCTCTACGATACTTTTTTTAATATTATTTTTATCTTCCATTTTTAACCTTTTAAATATTTAGTAGATTTAGATATTAACTCATTTAAACCTTCGACTGTCATTTGAGGTGTTTCATCATTTTCTTCATCTTTTTCAGAAACAACGTCTATAACGTCTAGGGCTTTTTTCGGTACAACACTCTCTGTAACCAGAAAACCTTTAACCTTTTGAGCTTCTTTGATATAATTAGCAGAATCTAATTCTTTGTGGCTTTCAAGCATCTTTACTAAGCGTGATTTGTTCAATTCTGATAAATCTGATGTTAATATAGCCATCTCTAATGCAATTTCTTTTTCATTTATCACTTTTTTCAAGTTAGTAATAATCGAATAATTAGAGTTTAATTCTGATTCTAATTGTGTTATTTTTTCCTCTGCTTGTGTTACTTGCGATAATTTCTCATCGTCCAACACAAAATGATTTTCTGAGAAAATACCTTTAAGTGCGTTTAAAAACTTTTCAGCTTTTTCAAGTTTAACGTTTGAAACAATATTTTCTTTATTGCTTTCTTTAAACTTTTCAAGTTCAACAGTTAAGAAACTTTCAATGAATGTTTTATGCGTTTCAGAAAGAGCATCAATTTCATTGTCCATTTCTTCAAGCAATTCAGCAAGCAAAGAATCACCCACCTTCATAATCATTTCATTAACCAAACCAACGATGATCGTTTCAAAGTTTTCGACAAACTCTTGCGAAACACCCTCTGGGATAATTTTCTTAATTTCTTCTAAGGAAGCTTTTTGAATAAGGTGTTCTTTGACTTTATCTTTGCATTTTTCGTCAAATTCTTTCTTATCCTTTTTTTCCTCTTTATCATCATCTTCTTCGTCATCTTCAGTATCATCTACTTCCATGTCTTTTTCAGATAATTCTTTTTTTACTTTTTCAATATCTTCTTCAGATATTTCTTGTTTTTTAAATTTAGCCATGTGTTACCCTTAAATTAACCTTAACTTACTATAATTAGATAAAAATGCAGAATATGCTTTTTCATTAACAGGATTACCTCTTTTGATTACCCCATTTTCAAAAATATATTCTGATTCTCGAATTGCAGACACATAAGCATCTTGTGCTGATGGACGGCACACTAGATCGACAGCAATCAATTTGTAATTCTCTACATAGTTTTGACTGCCTCTTTTAACTAATTTTCCTGCTCCTCTTGAGGATATTCCAACCTTTGCTGGCATACCCATAGCTTCTTTTACCTTGAGAACACCATTGATAATTTCCCCACTTCTAGTATTAGGTATTAGTACAGCCTCACCAAAAACATCATTCCCTGACATTTCTAGTCGTGTTATTAAATGAGATACTTCATTAAATCGCATTTCTAAATTATCGGGGTGATCCAAAGCACCAAAAGAATCCCCATCTTGTATAAGGGACTGATATTCACTGACAGCCTCTTGTAGAGTTTCTCGTGCGTACACACGCCCGTTGCGGTTTACTTTTTCCGCTTGCATAAATATACCTGATATTTTTCTTACAGGTGTTTGAGATTCCCCAACACTCTCCGTAACAATATCAAGATTTTTATTATTTTCAAAATAATCAAAAAATACTTTATTCATATTTAAATTCTTTTTTAACTTCTTGTTTTATATTTTCATAAGAATCCGCTAATATTTTTTGAAATTCAAATGTAGCTTTCGCATAATTGCCTGTCGTAATATTATCTATAATTTCTCTATCTAATTCCATTTTCTTATTTCCGTTTAATTAATTAGGTTATTCTGTTGGTTCTTCAAATGCTTCAGGATTTATTTCTTTAGAACGAGAAACTTCCAATTCTAATCTATCCATTTCTATCTCTTGTGCGAACATAATATCTTGCTTATATCTTACCAAATTCAGAGCCATCTCCTCATCAGTAAATCCACAAATAGTATTAGCCACCACTTCCACAGGATAAAATAATTTTGGGTCATGCCCTATTGCTTGTATTCTTGAAATCTTTTCGTCCAAAATTTCAAATTGCAATAACATTTTATAATGATTGTCTGTGGGGAATATAAAGTATATGTCGTCTTTATAATATTCGTATTCGTCCCCAGACATAATTTTACGAATAATTAAATCACGCTTTATTGTTTCATGGAATAAATCCGCAAATCTTTGACGAAGCCCCTCAATTTGTTTATGGAATATTGATTCTTCCCTTGATAATTCATTGGACTTTCCTAAAGAAAAACTTTGATTTGCTGTTAGTCGTTGTTTTGGTACGATTGATTTTTCTATTAAATCACTTCTGAAATATTCAAGGTCACGGATTTTATCAATATTCTCGTCCCCTGGTAATTGCTTAATTTCCGTTGTTTGATTTGACCCTGATAAACGTGGAATAAAAATATCATTAAGTACACTTACAAAGCGTCTATTATCTCTTAACCGACCAGTTTTAGTATCATATTCCACATTAAATTTTAATTTTGATTGTATTTGTTGAATATGTTTTTCAGCCCTGGTACTTTGGTGCATACCAATGTCAACATAGAATATTCTTGTCCTTGACGCATTAGCAACCCTCATAATGACATGAGAATCCTCAATCATTGTTAATGTTTGTGTTGGTTTTACTAGAGGCTCTAAGTGTGATACGGTTCTTGTTTTTGTTTCATTTAATAATCCACTGGTAATATATATAATGGCGGATTCGTCAATTTCTATATTTTGTCCGTCAATTTGATTACCATAATCCATTAAAGTATTATTTGATTGTGTTGTATAAATATATTTATTTTCATAATCAGTTATAACTTCAATACCGTCAATTTTCTCTCGTACTTCTTTTCTTATTTTTCTAAGATTAGCTACGTCAAGTTCTCTAAGCTCAAGAACACCTTCTTTATTATCCCTTGTAATAACATGGTACGCTTGTTTACCATCAACATACCAATTTCTAAACTTTTTAGCACCTGTCGTTTTAAAATTTAGCAGACGCATAGATTTTCTAAAAGACTTGTCAATCTCGTTTAAAATGTTTTCGCCAAGTTCTTCTCTTAAATCATCCAAGTCTATTTTTACATTAATTTTACTTGATCTGCCTGTGACATCACTTGATACAGGAAAAGCCTCCACCTCAATATGATCCAACATTTTTTTAATTAAGGGGTGAAGAGATATAATTCTACAATCTTGTATCCCCCTAAAG